AGATTGAGTGAGGCACAAAGAGGCTTGCAACAGCGTCTTGGAATTGCTGCAACAGGACAACAGGAACGTAGAAGTGAAAGAGTTAGAGGACAGGAACAAAGAAGAGGAATTGCTGCTACTGGCTCACAAGAAAGACTTACTCAAGAACAATTACTAAGTGGACAAGAAAGGCAGATTGGCCTTAGAGGACAAGAGGAAAGATTAAGCGAAGCTCAGAGAGGATTACAGCAACGTTTAGGAATTGCTGCAACAGGCTCACAAGAGAGACTTACTCAAGAACAATTACTAAGTGGGCAAGAAAGGCAGATTGGTCTTAGAGGACAAGAAGAAAGAAGAGCGATTGCTTCTACTGGACAACAACAGCGACTTACTCAAGAACAATTATTAGCAGGTCAAGAAAGACAAATAGGATTAAGAGGACAACAGGAAAGGCTTACTCAATCTGATTTATTAGCAGGTCAAGAAAGACAAATAGGATTAAGAGGTCAAGAGGAAAGAAGAGCGATTGCTTCTACTGGACAACAACAACGACTTACTCAAGAACAATTATTAGCAGGTCAAGAAAGACAGATTGGTCTTAGAGGGCAACAGGAAAGATTAAGTGAAGCTCAAAGAGGATTACAGCAACGATTAGGAATTCAAACAACCGGATCACAGGAACGACTTACTCAGGCTCAATTATTAGGAGGACAAGAAAGACAAATTGGTCTTAGAGGACAAGAGGAAAGATTAAGCGAAGCTGAAAGAGGACTACAACAACGTCTTGGAATATCAGAAACTGGTGCACAACAGAGATTAGGTATTCGTACTACAGGAGAAGAACAACGATTAAGTGAAGCTGAAAGAGGATTACAAGAAAGATTAGGAATTGCTACAACTGGAGAACAACAACGACTTACTCAAGCTCAGTTATTAGGAGGTCAAGCACTACAAATTGGTTTACGCGGAATACAAGATAGGCTCTCAGCAGCAGAAGCGGGCAGACAACAGAGATTAGGTATTCAGACTACAGGGGCAGAACAAAGAGCATTAAGAAGAGTAGAGGGTGAAGAACAAAGAGCAGGTACTAGAGAAACAGGTAAAGAAACCAGGGCCGTAGACTTGCAAAGAGAGATGTTCCGCCGTTATATGGAGAATAGAGATTTTGATCAGGCACAGAGCCAATACCGCGTATGAAGAACTGGATTGATACTTTAACTTCCAAAGATCGTGAATCCTTTCTTGAATTTTGTAAAAAAACAGGTTCTCCAGTACAGATATATTTATTTTCCCGTTTTTTAGGATTTCAAGGGACAATAGTTGAATGTAATGAGTGGTCAGAAAAAGAGTTTAAAAAAAGAAATTTTCATTTAGTTTTAGAACAGGAAATAGATAGTATGCAACAAGATATTTCTAATTTACGAGAAGCTATTCAATTGGGATTAGTAAAACAAGATATGGGTGCTGCACGTATTGCAATGTTACAAAAAGAATTACGAGGGGCAATAAAACAATTAGATGATAAAAAAGTTTTAATGGATAAACAAGGATTAATCTTAGCCGGAGCTGACAGAGCCTTGAGAGAGATGTTAAGTATATTTAGAGATGATCCAATAGAAGGGCCTCTTCAAGAGGCATCTATGGGCGTTTGGACAAAAATATTACAAGAAGAATCTTAGCAAGAAATACGCTATGCTACGTTCATGGCAGGTACAAGTATTTATAGTGTTTACAGACGCACAGCTCGTGCGGCCGCAAAACAACAAGTTGTAAAAAAAACTTCAAATGTTGACGTAGAGAAAGCGCGAAAAAATTTTGCGTATTTTTGTGATGTTGTAGGGGGAAAACCACCGGCAGAACATCATATGGAATGGCATAAATATTTATGTACAGGAGATGATAGTGTTTGTCTTAAAGGTATTGCAGGACCTAATATTGATATTCTTGCACCAAGAGGTTCAGCAAAATCTACTGTTTTGGGTTTATATACAGCTTGGGCTATAGGTGTACATGCTTTGCATAAATTACCCTTAAAAATTTTATATATTTCATACACTGTTGATGTTGCTAGACCAAAAAGTGCAGCAATTAAAAGAATTATTGAAGAAAGTAAAGTTTATAAAGAAATTTTTCCAACTGTAAAAATAGCAAAAGGAATTAATTCTAATGAATATTGGAGTATTGATTGGAAATTTGCGGGAATAAAATCTACAGGAGAAGAAGAATTTAGTGTTTGTTGTGCTGGTTTAAAAGGTGCTGTAACATCTAAAAGATCACACTTATGCATTATTGATGACGCTATAAAAAGCTCTGATGATATTAAAAATAAAGATATTAGACAAGCTATGGAAGATAACTGGAATGCAGTTATTGTTCCTACGATGTTTGAAGGTGCTAGAGCTATTTGTTTAGGGACTAGATTTCGTCACGATGACATTCATGCTAGGGCTTTTTTACCCTCTAATGGATGGACTCAAATAATACAATCTGCCATCACAGTTGATGAATATGGAGAAGAAACATCTTATTGGCCTGAGATGTGGTCATTAAAATATCTTGAAGAGAGAAGGAGAGTTGCTCCAGTTGCTTTTAGTTTTCAATATCAAAATCAAATTGTACAAACAAGTGAACTTTCATTATCTCCAGATTTAATTGTTAAAGGAACTATCTCCACAGAATTCGATGCATTAGGTGTAGGGGTAGATTTATCTGCAGGGGTCAGAGAACAAAATGATTATACAGTTTTTGTAATGGGTGGAAGAGTGAGAGATAAGATTCATATTATTGATTGTAAAAGAGTTAGGGTCATGGGTAATTTAGAAAAATTGGAATTGTTAATGGAAATGATGGAAGAGTGGGGAGTTATATATAAAGATGATAAAAGTTATTTTCCGACAGGAGCTGCAACGCATATTTGGTCGGAGGCAGTAGCTTATCAAGCTTCTTTAGAAGCAGATTTTAAAAGAATTTGTTTAGGAGATCATGGATTACATAATTTAATTTGGCATCCGGTAAAAGGTTTTAGAGGTGATAAGGTTGCAAGATTTAGAGGTATTATGGGTTTATTTGAACAAAGAAAAATTATTTTTAACAAATTTCGAAAGTTTGGACCTCTTACAGATGAGATCGTTAATTTTGGTGTTAGCTCACATGATGATTGCGTAGATGCATTAGTTTGGCTATGTAATGGGTTAATGACTCGCGGAAAACTTGAGTTAGAGTATTGACGACTTAAACTATTACTATCAAGATTAATGTCACCTACTTACTACAATCTAGAATTAGAGCAAGACCAATATGGTTCTGCGATAATTTCTCTTCCTGATGAACTTTGCCATGACATGGCTCTTCAACCAAATGAACGGTTTGAAGTAGAATGTGAGGGAGATGAAATAAAATTTAAAAGATTACATGCAGGATATGACATTGATCAATAGTTTAATTTTCTAATCTAATGAGTGAAAGTAATAGCAAAGCTGCTTTAGAAGACATGCTTAAATCGGTCATAAATAGAGATGGCCGTGGATCAGCAGATACTATGCTGTTAAGCTCTCATTTATCTCAAATGAAGATGTTTGGAATAAGGCAGGGTGTTGAGTTTTATCCTCAACAAGATAATTTAGGAACGCAAAGATTTGATTTTATTCAACAAGTAATTAAATTTAATCAACTTGATGCAAGACTAGATGCAATTTGGGACAGATTTTTAGCGTATGGAAAAGGATTATTTTACATAAGACCTACAGAAAAATCATATAGAATTTATTGGTTTAATAAAGATGCTTACAGAACCTATTATTCTCCTGAAGGTGATTTACAAGAAGTATTAATAATTTATCCTTATAAGGTTAGATCTTCTAAAGGATTTGCAGGTGTTGGTTTAAATACAGATAAAAGATATATGAGATTAAAAATTACTGCAGAAGAAATAGAAGAATTACATAGTGAACAAGAAATAACTTTTGAACAAGATAATATAAATTTTGCTGCTTTTGATAAAAAAATTAATAAAAATTCTATGGAATTTATTCCATGTGTAGAAGTATTTAATAATCCTGATGCATTCGGTACTGATGGGTCGGGTGAGTTTGATTTCTTAGCTAATCAAATTTTAGCTCATGATGAAATGGTTAAAAATATTAGAGCTAATTTATCATTCTTTGGTAATCCAACTTTATTATCATCTAGACCAAAACAAGATATTGTTGAGAGCGACAGTGAGACAGCACAACGTCCAAGTATCTCAAGTCAATCTGGGTTTCAATCTGATGTTAATTTATTTAGTTCGACTTATAAGCAAGATCCATTAACTAGACAACAGCCTGGATATACAGGAAGACCTGGAAGTGGAATGCGTGTCCCTAGAGTTATTGCTAATTTAGAACCCTCAGATAGAGTTGGATTTATTACTCCAAATGCTGTTAGTTCTGATCAAGCTAGATTTTCTGAACAACTTCGTAGCGAAATTAGATTAGCTTTAGGGGGTATAGATGATTTAAGTATTACTAATGTAACGGCAACAGAAATTAAATCTGCGTATGGTCGAGTAAGTGCAACAGCAAAGAAAAAATGTTTGCAGATTTATCAGTATGGAATTTGTAAATGTTTTGAGTTAATTATTTTTCAAGAAGAACAAATTTTTCGTAAATCATTAGCTTTTGCCTCCGGATTAGAATATCCAACTTTACCAGAAGATACAGAAGATCCAACTGCATTAGAACAGTTTGATAAGAAAAAACGTAAGTACGAACAAAAATTACAGGAAGCAGTAAATTTAGCAATTGAAACAAAAGAAATTCCTGACGGTGTTTTAGGACTTATTCCCGATGGTGATAGAACTGTTTTATGGAGATGGATGGGACCGGTTTATGAAGATACAGCACAGGATAAACTTAATCAATCTATATTTACTAGAAACCTTCAAGAATTGGGGGTTGATAGTATAGAAGCACTGAAGTATTTATTCCCATCAAAAACGGATGATGAGATTGCAGCAATGCTCTCCGGTTTTCCATTTAGAATGGTGGGAGAAGTACAGAGGGCTTACTCAGCATTTGTTGATTTGATAAATCAAGAGATGCGAACACCACATCCGCAG